GATGATGTAACTAAAGAACCGTGCATTGCACTAAAGAGTGATCCCCCAAACATACCTGCTACACCTGCCATGTGGAAAGGATGCATTAGGATGTTATGTTCAGCTTGGAACACGAACATAAAGTTAAATGTACCTGATATACCTAAAGGCATTCCATCAGAGAAAGAACCCTGACCGAATGGGTATACAAGAAATACAGCAAAAGCTGCTGACACTGGAGCTGAATAAGCTACGCAGATCCAAGGACGCATACCTAGTCTGTAACTAAGTTCCCATTGGCGTCCCATGTAAGCTGAGATACCGATAAGGAAGTGAAAGATAACAAGTTGGTATGGTCCACCGTTGTAGAGCCACTCGTCGAGAGTGCCTGCTTCCCAGATGGGATAGAAGTGCAGTCCGATTGCGTTAGAGCTTGGTACGACTGCTCCTGAGATGATGTTGTTTCCATATAAGAAAGAACCAGATACTGGTTCACGAATACCGTCTATGTCTACAGGAGGAGCTGCTATAAACGCAACAATAAAACAAGCTGCAGCTGTGAGTAAACATGGGATCATTAAAACACCAAACCAACCAACATATAATCTGTTGTCTGTTGATGTAACCCATTCACAGAACGCTTGCCAACCACCTAACAGTTCAGATTTTTTCTGACGCTGTAGAACTGATGTTGCCATAAGAGTCCGTTGTAATTTATATAAAAAAAGTCATCCGAATCGATGACTTAACATAAGTATACAATAGATATGTCATGAATCGTTGACAAGTTTAATATAAAAAAAAAGAGGGGAGAACCCCCTCAATATTTTAGTGATTACAGAAATTAAACGGATGTTTTTTCGTTATTTGTACTGTTCTCATAATGATAAACAGTTCCACGATAAACATGGTTCACTCTACCTGAAACGAGCTTTACTGAAGAATTTTTGTTGTCATTCTTCTTGTAAGCGATTCCTCTGTAAGTAAGTTGTTTCATAATTACACCTAACAACACGGCTATACCCCCGTTCCCTGGAATAGCTCGAACTGCGTCCTTAAATAGGATGAACGGTTAGTAGCTGAAACTACGTAACTATTATACACATTTTGTAGCGATTACTACCGTTTAATATTAAACATTAAATGTTAAGAAATTATTAAGATTTATGTAGTATTTAGGTTAGATTACATCAAAATGTTACAAATCCTTGTCATATCAAGGGTTTTCAGCTATATTAATTATATCGAAAGAGGTAACTTTTTCGATTTATATAAACAAAACCACTTAAAACGCACCATGAAAACTAAAAAATTAAAGTTTCCAAGAACTTACGCAGACCTTGAACGTAATGATTTCGAAAATGCTCCATACATTCATGCAGTATGGAGGTTATCTAAATGGAAATGGGGTGAAGGAGTTCAACTTCCCTTCAACGTATATTACTTCCCACAAGAACCAAAAGATGCAAACTGGGATCTATTTGGCAACTGCGATGAATTTGATATGGGTGGTAGATGGTATGGCTCCACATTAAAAGAAGCTTTAGATGATCTTCGCTTAGATTGGCCTGAGATCAAAAGGAGACACAAGCTACTGGTAGATCGAAAGATGCAGTATCTAGCTAAACGTGAACAAGATCAAAATCCTAGAGGATAGACAAAAAGAATCCCCTCTCTGCTGTTCAAACAAAGAGGGGAAACTTAATAGGGTGGAGGTTGGAATACTGTATACCAACAAGAGAAGGGCATTTCTACAGAAAGAAGACTTCTCTACCTAAGACCCGACTGGTTAGTCGATTCTGACATGACTGCCAGCAGCACCACCTGTGTCCTAGTACCTTAACCAGCTATATGCCAGTAAGTTTATTCAGTCACTCCGATCAATCTCGTCAGACCAATGAATATATAATGTCAAATGATTTATAAAAATTATGAATGTAGTGGACAGTCTTAACATTGTTTAACAAAGAGGAGTCGCATCACCCCCTGTTTCTCAAGGCAATGCGATCATTCACTAGGTGTAAGAAACAGTAAAAATTACACCCTCCTCTGGGGCTGCTACTGTTCTTCTTCGCCCCTTCCTTTATAATAGTGTTTATAATGGTAATTTCTACTCCAGTGACAACTGTATTTAAACCAAAATTTATAGGAAGTGTTGCAGTGGACTCTGGTGTTATTTCAGTTATTGATCATACTCACATAAAAGTAAATGATACTGGCTCAATAGATCTTCCAAGTTATAATTTGTATACAGCTATAAATACGGAAATTGGCGACGGAGAATACAAAATCTACGAATGCAGAGATGACAAAGGAGGACTTCGAAAAATCATTATTGATATCCAATAAAACTGCTTACATGGATCCAAGAGTTGATTATCGTCAGTGGTTACGAAATACCTTACATGCTCTTTTAGAAGATGCAATAGATGGAGATGAAGGAGCTAAAAATTTTATAAAAACTGCAATAAGTACTATTATTTTATGGTCAGATGAAGAGAGAATAAAAATTAATTTTGATACTTGGATTTGGCCTTATATTGATCTAGTGGAAGAAGCGAAAAACAATCAGAGTGTCGACACGGCTCCGTGTTCAATAGAGGATTAGCAGGAATTTTACCTATAACTTTATAGTTATTCCATACAGGATCATTAGCATTTGGTGGTCTATGCCAAAAAAATATCTTTTTTTCATAGTCAATAGTCCATTCAGGATGATATCTATGCCAACGACTCCAAGCCTTAAATTGTTTTTCAGGATCACCCGAAGTGCAATCTAAAAATATTACATCACCAGGTTGAACAATCCATCTGAGTTTCAACACTTCTTCGAAACCTTTCTTAATAGTTTTTAATCCTGATTTACCTACCATTTTGTTTCTAATTGATCTAGATCTTTTATTTTTTCTTTTCCAATACCAGTCATTTAGCTGTCTATTAGACTTACCAATAGCAAATCCAACATTCCAAATCCAAAATCCTTTTTTAAATTCTGATAGAGGTTGAAAAAATATTTTACATCTTTGCCCCTCGACAAAAAACGTAGAGGTAGTAAACTGTCTGCGATTGGACTTTTTCATAATGGAAGAATTATTAAAGATTATTCAACAGGATCCTGAATTATGGGAACTAGTTGAACAACTAAAACATCAAGACCAAGAACCTATGGAGTTCTTTGAAAACGTAGCAAATATGTTTGCTGTGGAATTTGAAGAATTACATAGAACAGATTTAAGAGATAAACTCTCTGCATTATTTGGAGGCTTACCAAAGAAGTCATATATCATGGTTCCTTACATCCTTCATATTGCACTTGATATGTTTTTATTAAAAGCTATACCTGATGCAGAGTCAATAAGAGATTAATCATGCAATACGGATATGTTCTATGCGACTCTAAAAGGTCAAAGGCTCTTGTCCTCACAAAATCTGGAGATGTTGAATACATTACTCCTGATAAAACAGAAAACATAAATAAAATTTTTTGTTTACGTGACATATCTACCATGAAAGTTTTATACACTTCATTAAGAGAAAAAAAATTAATTGATGAAATGGATATAGTGGATATACAAGAACTTTATGGAAAAGGTTAATGGATCTCAAAGTCCTAGATTTATTTTCAGGTATTGGTGGTTTTTCATATGCTGCTGAGAAAATAGTAGGTGGATATAAAACAACTCAATTTGTAGAGATAGATCCTTACTGTCAATCTGTACTCCGTAAAAATTTTTCAAACATTCCTATTCACGATGACATCAAAACATTCACAGCAAAAAAAGGACAATTCGATGTACTCACAGCTGGATTTCCGTGCCAAGATTTATCCGTCGCAGGAAGACAAAAAGGTATTGGAGAAGGAACAAGATCAGGATTGTTCTACGAAATTATCAGGTTACTTGGGGAAATTCAACCTAAATTTATCCTCTTTGAAAATGTTAGAAATTTACTCTCTCACGAAAAAGGGGCTACCTTCCAAGAAATCCTCTTTCAAATTGCCAAAGCAGGGTATGATGCTGAATGGTCAATTATTTCAGCAAAAGATTTGGGAGCCTGTCACAAAAGAGAAAGAATTTGGATCATTGCCTACCCCTTCAGCAACGGAGTACAAAGCAGGTTACAAGGAAGTGTTCTACGAGAACGGGAGTTTTTTCCGAATCAACTCGAAAGGGGTGAAGTGGGGAGTAAGATTGGCAGATGCAGTAAAAATTTTACCCACTCCGACAGCAATGGATCACCTTCCACAGAGGGGTTTCGACTCGATGGTGAAACAAACTCAAATTCACAGGAAAGGAAGGACAAAATTAGCAAATCTAAGGGAAGCAGTGAATCCAGAAGCAGTAGAACTATTCAACAAACTACAAAATGCAAATGGACATATAGAGGAGATTGCCTCAACCCAAACTGGGAACGATATCTATCTAAACCCACACTTCGTAGAGGAGATGATGGGTTATCCAATCGGGTGGCTCGTATAAAAGCCTTGGGAAATAGTATTGTTCCAAATTGTGCAGCTGTCCCTTTACAACGTATTAAAGATTTAAGTGAGAAAAAATGTTAAGGTTTGTATTTGATATTGAGACAAATGGTCTTCTCCATGAACTAGATACTGTGCATTCCTTAGTGTTAAGGGACATAGATTCTGGAGATGTAACTAGTTGTTCAGATCATGATGGATACGAATCAATAGCTAGTGGTTTATATATGATGTCTCAAGCTGATCTATTAGTCGGCCATAATATTATTTCATTCGACTTTCGTGCGTTAAAAAAAATCTATAAAAGTTTTAAATTAAAGAAAAATTGCCAAATAAATGACACATTAGTTGTAAGTAGAGTTCTTTGGCCTGAGCTGGAGCCTGTTGATGAAGCTAAGTTTTCTCATATTCCCTCTAAATATAAAGGAAAACATTCTCTTGGAGCATGGGGAGAAAGATTAAATGTAAAGAAAATAAATTTCGAAGGTGCAGATAAATATGAAGAAAGATGGGATATATGGTCAGAAGAAATGCAAAAGTATTGTGAAGGAGATACTTTAGTTTCTTTAGAATTATTCAAATATTTTGAGACACAAAGCCTTGATTCAAGATGTTTTAATTTAGAACATGACTTTGCAAGGATAATGGCTAAACAGGAGTCTTTTGGTTTTCCATTTGATGAAAAGAAAGCTTTTGCTTTAGTTAATAATTTAAAATCTAGAAGAGGAGAAATAGATGATGAATTACAAGAAGTATTCCCTCCAATATCAGAAGAAAGATTTTCAGAAAAAACAGGAAGACAATTAAAAACTAAAGTAATTATTTTTAATCCAGCTTCAAGAAAACAAACTTATGAAAGATTAAAAGCTAAATATCCTGAGATAAGATTTGCTCACACTCAAAAAGGTAATGTCAAATTAGATGATGACATATTAGATAAATTAGGTAAAAAATATCCTGAAGCTAAATTATTATCTGAATATCAGATGTTAAATAAAAGATTAGGTCAAATATCTGAAGGTAAAGAAGCTTGGTTAAAACATAGTCAAAGATATCACGATGGGAGAATACATGGATCAGTAATAACAAATGCCTGCGTTAGCGGTAGATGTTCTCATAGAAATCCAAATATGGCTCAAATACCTAGAGTTGGTCAACCTTATGGTGCAGAATGTAGAGCCTTGTTTCATGCTCCACACGGTTGGAGACAATGTGGAACCGATGCTTCGGGGCTCGAACTCAGGGCTCTTGGGGCTCAACTTGCCTATTTTGATGCTGGAGAATATGCAAAATTAGTTAGTACGGAGGGTTTTGATATCCATACTCATAACGCAAAATTGTTTGGAATATATGATGGTCAAGGAACAATAGAAAAACGGATAAGAGAACAAGCAAAAACACTAATTTACGCAGTTCTTTATGGGGCTGGTGCACAAAAATTAGGTACAATACTTGATCCAAGTTTAGGACAATATGATCAACAAGATCTAGGAAGAAACACAATTGAAACCTTTTATAAAAACTTACCAGCTATAAAAAAATTAAAAGATAAAGTAGATGAAAGAGTTATAGATAGAGGATACTTAATAGGTATTGATGGTAGACATTTACAAATAAGATCCAGACATTCAGCTTTGAATCAATTGCTACAATCTACAGGTAGTCTTTGTGTGAAAAAGGCAACATGCATTCTTTATGAGGATTTAAAAGAAAACAAATTACGTTGGGGTATTCACTATGCATTTGTTGCTCATATACATGATGAGATTCAGGCATTGGTTAAACCACAACATGTCAGTCTATATAGGAAACTTGCAGTCGATTGCTTTAGAAAATCTGGAGAGTATTTTAACCTCAAGTGTCCCTTAACAGGGGAAGTTAGGGAAGGAAAAAATTGGAAAGAAACCCATTGATATAAAAAATATAAAGGATACAATTTTTTAAAAAGGAATTTTATGACCATAAAAGATCTTCAATTACCTTTATCTGATATAAAATTTACTCCTATTGGTCAATTTTATACCAAATCGGAGGTTGATCAATTAATTAAATATGCAGTCAATGAAGCTAAACGTATTGATGATGAGTCAATGCGTAAGCATAACAGAGAAGCAACCATGATAAGTATGGCTCTTGGATTTACTACATTAGCTCTATTTGTTGATGGACTTCTTAGATTATTAGGTATAATTCCTCCTTTTATGGATATAAATATAAGTATTATTGATGAAATTATGAAAAAATTAAGTCTTTAATTGTTCATCATCTTTTAAACCATAAAGTCTTCTAAGTCTAGCTTGCCTAGCTTTCTCTTTCTTTTCTTTCTCCATCTTGGCAGTATCTACTAACGGCCATCGTTGTAGTTTTAGTGAATGTTTATATCTTTCTCTGTATTTTTTGGAAAACATTTTTCATTATGCCTTTGGAAATCGTGGTAAGCCAAGCTGCATTTGTCGTAATTGTCTTTGTGCCTCTTTGACTGATTCAGGGTCATATCCTGGAGTATTAATTATTTCCATAACATTTTTCATATATTGAGGATCTTTTTGATAATCATGTTGTGCAACCATTTCACCTCCTCCTAGAAAATTCTCTACTTTTTTTGTACTTGTTCCTCCTTCCATAATTTTTTTAAACATTTCTTTAAAATTAGGATTATCCTTTTCCTGTTTAATAAATTCGTCTATATCTCTATCTCTTCCAGTTAATCCTTGTTGTGAATTCATCATAATCAGTAACAGTACAAAACACTCTATTGTCATATTAAGATATACAAGTATTATAAACTCGCCAGTATGAAGCTTATGAACCAAAAATTAAAGCAAAAAGAGAAGTTAGAAGACATGTCTAACGAAGAACTCTATAAACTTCAAGATGGCTTCATAGCACTGCGATGTCATGCCACTAAAGGTCTTGAAAACATTGCAAGAATCATGTATGACCGATTCGAAAAACAAAAAACATTATGAACAACATCACTATTTGTGCCAAATACAAAGGCGACTCTACAACTGAACGTGGTTTTAGAACCATGCTTTTTGAAATACCTCCTACTGGTGGTAAAAGACCTGTACCAGTTCCTATATATCTTGTACCTAGCTTTGCAGCTCAAGATACTTGTGCAGCTGGTAGATATGCAGAGGGTACTCACATAATAATTAATGGAAGACTTTATCCACATGAAGATGGAAAAATGTATGTTGTCCCCACACAGCCCCTAGAAAGTTTAAAAATGCCTATAAATCTTAATCAAATTGTTTTAGCTGGTAACGTAGGTTACATCTTTAAACAAGTTCGTGATGATGCTTTTAATTTTGGAATGATGCTAAAAGCACCTCCACAAAAAGCTTTAGGTCATACTTGGCAAGATAGCCTTGGTTTTAAATGTGAAAGTTGGGGAGATGACGCTAAGAGATTAATGAGATTTATTTATGAAGGTAGAGCTATTTCTCTTGGTGGAACTCTAAAATTTGAAACTTGGATTGATAAAGATGGTAATAGAAGAAATCAATACAAAGTAAGAGTAAGGTCAATGCAGTACCAATTCCACGGTAAAAAAGAAGAAAATGCAGAAATAGAAGAAAAAATTGATAAAGAAATAAAAGAGATAGTAGGTAAAAAGAAAATAGAAAAAAAGAAAACTTATGTTAAGGAAGCACTACCCGATGATGTTCCCTTTTGATAGGCTAGATAAGTCAGCCTGTCTGACAATCTAAAAACATTGAAATTAATTAACCAATTATGTCTGTATTAGACCGTTTTAAAGATACTGAAAAGTATCCACGTCAAATGCGTGAACTAGGAATGCTTATCATTCTTAACAGAAGACAAAATCCAGGAATCTTCTTAAAAGACATTCATGCTGATAGATGTGGATGGTTCGGTAAACCCTCCCAACTACCTGATGCTGAACACACACAAGAAGAATTTGGTGACAGTGGAAAACTAGAAGATGGAATTTTATTTAGAACTCCACGTTTAGTTATTCTTCGTGGTGGCTACAAAGATGATCCTACTTTTGTAGAAAATGCTGCAGAGAAAGGTGCTATTGAAGGACTTTACTCTGATATGAGTCATCTGTGGGATGTTTGGGCACAAAATAACCCAGACAAAGCATCACCATATAGAAGAAGACGTTTAGTTCTTTGTTATTTAGTGGATGCAAAAGGAGCACCTCTCCATAAGAAACCACTAATTCTTTCATTACATGGAGGAGCAGCTAAAATTTTATGTCAACGCTATGCTCAATTCTTAGAACAGTTAGAAGTTGCTTATTCAAATGCAACTGGAGACAAAGCTGCTCAAGGATTTGGTGGTAAGATGTGTGCCTCTGTTATTTGGACTCCAACATTTGGTAGTGAAAAATATGGAGAGACTAGAAAATCTGACATCGCTGTACCAAAGTCATGGGTTATCCCTGATGAAGATACTATTCTAAATTTTTGGCCTGTTAAAGAATCTCTCATAGATGATTATGAAGATGTCTATGACACTTGCCCACCCGAAGTTTACGCACAGAAGTTTTTTAAACAGTGTGAACGTGAAATTGGTATTAACGCCCTAAAACCTGGCGTAGATATTACAAATCCTGTTCTTCCTGCTGCAGATAACTTAGGGGATAGAGATGAAACAGGTGCTCTTGTAGGTGGACTAAGCTGATTACTCCAGAGATTCTCTATAAATCCCTAGACTATGTAGGTGGTGATAGAGAGAAAACACACGGAAATAAAAAATTTAATCATGACAATATCGCAAGATTATGGTCTGGTTATCTTCAAAACAAATTCCAAGGTGTCTCATACTCAGTGAACGCAAAAGATGTAGCAGCCATGATGGTTCTACTTAAAATTGCTAGAACACAGGCTGGTAATCATAATATAGATGACTATATCGATGCTTGTGGTTATGCAGCAATTGCAGGTGAAATTGCAGAAACTGAAAATTAATTTTTAGGTAGAGAGGTTTTATTTAACTTCTCTGCTTTTTTTATTATTTTTTTTGCATTATCTCTTGAAAGACAAAGCTCCGCTTTAGTTGCTAATTTAACTAACTTATAGTTTTTTTTAGCCTTTGAATGAAATTCTTTTAACTTTACCACCAGTTTCTGCCTCTACTAATCTTTTGCACAATCCTCGCATCATTGCTTGTTTATGTACAATAATTTTTAATAATTGTTTGGATACTGTTTTTAAATGATCTATATCATCTAATTTATCAATATCTCTTCCAACTACAGTAAGTGTTAAATCATCTTCTAGTGTTGGCTTTGCATCTTCGGGATCAAATGCTAACTCGATTAATTCAAAAGATGACATAAAGTTAACTCCTTTTTCTTTATTCTACTCCAATTATTGACAGCAACCGTACAGCACGTACAATTTAAACGAAATCTTTTTTATTATGGCTGACAAATTAACATATAATCAAATATTAGAAAATAAAAAATTTATTGATGATTTATTAAATAATGAAGAATTAAATATAGATGATAAAGAAGAGTTGGAATATGTTTGGCAATCTTTAGTTTCTCGTGAAGAATCTAAATTTGATGCAATAATTAGTGTTATAAAAGATTGTGATAAACAAATATCTATGAGAGAAAAAGAAATTGTAGAACTAAAAAGAAATCAGAATTTTTGGAAAAATAAACGAAAGAACATTATTAACATTATTAAGACTGCTTATGAACATCAATTAATAGATGCAATGCCTACTGGTAATAAGTATGAAGCAACAATTAGACGTGTTAAATCAAAATTAATTGATAATTATAAATTTTGGACTACTGAAGAAAGAGAAAAATTTGGTTTATTTAAAACCACAATGATTAAGAGAATTGCTGATAATTCAACAGTAAAGTGGAATGAAGAAACTTTACCAGATAAGGATTTAGTAAGAGAGTCATTGCAAAATAATGATGGTAAAGCCCCTAAGAAGGCACATTTGCAGAGAAAATTTTCTTTAACATACAATCTCAGAAAAAGATTAAGAATTGGAATTTAAAAGTTGATTTTAAATATACCCTTACTAAAATAATAAAAACTTTAAAACCAATGACAACAAACGAAAAATTTAATAAATTTATTGAAAATGCAGCTAAGTCAGCTCAGGAAATAAATTTTATAGATATGGTCAAAAAACAGAAAAATTTAACAAAAATTGGAACTTTAGAAGGTTACAGACTTTACGATAGATAATTAATATTTCTTGGATATAGTGCGGATATTCTTAAGTTACTCGCAAATATTCAATGTCAGGTTCAAAGAACTTTAAGTACAAGGGTCATGCTAGTGAGATACTTGATCCTATCATTTTTTCAGACTACGAAATAAAAAGTTTGAAGCATGGAAATACTGGACACATACTTTTCAGATATCCTAGTAAAAACCATAATTGGGAAAATTGTTGGACTCAAAGCCTTGAAGATGCTAAAAATGGAATATTAAAATACCAACAACATTTAAAGAATAAAAAGTAAAAATTAATTAGAATCAATCTGTAAAAAAAAATTATGTTAGTGACAACAGCTCCCAGTATGACTAAACTTATGGATGAACTAGCAAAAAATATTCATAAGCATCTTTATGAAGTTTCTACTGAGTTCGAAGGTAATCATTTTGTTTTAACTCCCATCACAGATGTTGTTAAAAAATTTGATAGAAATCACAGAACAATTCAAAGGAGAATTAATGCTTTGAAAGATGAAGGATTACTTGTACCGATAATAAAGAGAAATACAATTACTCTTTATCAAATTTTTAATACGGAGGAATAATGACTACTAACGGAAATCCAAGACAGGATCCTTATATAGAGCATCTTGATTTCTTACTTTCATCTTTTACTGATAATGGTAAATCATTAAGAGGCTTCACCATAGATCCTCAAGAATTAGCAATAACAATGCTGACAGCTGGACTTTTATCTAATTCAAAATTAATGATTAGTCCTGAAGATGCTATTAAATCAGCTTTTGATATTCATAAAAGAATTCAATTTCATGTAGCCAATCATAAAAATATTGAATTTGCAAATAAAATAGAAAATGTTTTTGAAGAAAAACCCCCCGAAGTAGAGCACGATTGACTTTAAGTTTGGAGGCGTTATCCTTCCAACATCCTTAGAAAATATTCCTTGGATTATAGATCACAAGGTGATACTAGGCTAACAATCAATGGGTCACGTCATTACAAGACACCCTATGGTTCATTACCCTCAGTTACCACCATACTTTCTGAAACATCAGGAAATAAAGCAGCACTTGAAAGATGGGCTAAAAAAAATCCTGGAGGTCGAGAAGCTGCAGCTCAAAGGGGAACTAAAGTACATTCCCTTATGGAGGACTATCTTTTAGGAGTCGATAAGAATCCTAATATAGAAGATCCTGAAATAGCTTTATTTTGGAACGGATTACCTGATAATTTAAGTAAATTAGAAAATGTAATTTGGGCAGAAAATCCAGCTAATCTTGATGATTATGCTTGGTGTCGTGGTTCTGATGGAATTTCAAGAGTATGGCATCCTGGATTTCATGAAGGAGAAAACTTCGGATGGGCTGGTGCTCCTGATATTGTTGCTGAATATAAAGGCAAAATAGTTTTAGGTGATTTAAAAACAAGTAATGGACCTTACTATTCTCAATGGCCTGACTCAGGTACTCCAAAAAACGAATATGGTAAAAAAAGATCAGGATTTATGAAATATCAAAAATGCCAATTACAATTAGCTGCTTATGCTTTAGGTCTTGAACATACTATTGGTATAGTTCCTGAACTATGTATGACGTTTGTAGCTACAAAAGAAATATCTCAAGTATTTGTAATTCAAAAAGGCACAATTGAAAAATATAAAAACAAATGGAGAGAAACAGTAAAAAAGTATTATGAGGTTATCCTACCAGAACAAAAAGAACGTGAAATTGAAATGCTAGGCATAGATGGTGACATTATGTGAACAATTATAGAAATTTATGCACAATACATTAAGTATGGAAATAACCACATTTAGTGGTGAAATAGAAAGAAAATAGTAAATTTTTCTAAATATGGGGGTTCCGCTGATAGAAATAGAAGCTAATCTCTAGTTGGATTATCTACACACACAGAAAAGAAAATAATGTCAATTGCGACACCTGAACCAAATAAGCATTTAAAAGCTGGAGAAATCAATTTTGATTTTATTCCCAGAGATTGGGCTTTAACACCATTACAAGGTAAAAGAGCATATATTGCAGGTTGGACTTCACAACCCTATACACTTGATCAAATAAAGCGTGAGTTTGATCAAGGAAAGGCTACAGGCGTTGGATTAATAACAGGAGTATGGTCAAACGAAGGTGGTCTTGTTTGGGTAGATATTGATGGGCCTGCAGCTATTAAAGATTTAGAAGATCTAGCAGGTGCTCCATTATCAGCAGCTTTTCCTCCTACTCTTACTATCTCTTCAGGAAAAGAAGCAAGACAAAGAATGCTATTTAGTGTTCCTACAAATAAATTAAAATTATTACCTGATAAAGCCACAATAAAAATTGGTATACCTTCTTTTGAAATTTTATTTAGATCAAGACAAGGAGCGATTATGGGAAGCCATCCTGACACGGATGGATATTTCACTACACCTCATGGTGGCTTTGAACATGCTAAGAACCCTCCAGAGCTTCCTGAGTGGCTATTAGAAGCAATAGTAAAGGCTTATCCAACAAATAAATACAAGAAACCTTTAAAAGAAGGAATACTTACTCAACAAGTAAATTTAGATTATGAAGAAGATTCTGAATATCAAAAAGAAGTTTATATAAATGACGCAAAAATTTATCTTGATCATTTAAAAATTGAAAGAGTACAAGAGTATGACTCTTGGGTAAAAGTAGGAATGTGTTTAAAACAGGTCGATGATTCTCTTTTATCAGAATGGATTGATTGGTCTAAACAAACTGATAATTTTGAAGAAGGAGCATGTGAAAGAAAATGGAATACATTTGAGGTGGTAGATGGTGGTCCTAATCCTGAAAATCATTGTGGTTTACACCATCTTAGGGCGATGGCTAAAGAAGATGGATATGTAGATGTTGGTGGATTTGTAGTTGAAACAGGTAAAGCATTAAAAGAAAAGGCAAGAAAAATATTTGAGACTGATAGCAAAGTTTCTAAAAATGCAGTGGATAAAGTTCTTGACGAAATACTTGGTATGCCTACAGATAAAGAATTAAATGAAATTAATCAAAAAGTCCAAAGTAAAGGAAGACCAAAAACTCCTCCAGCTTCTGAATTAGCTGAGTATGTTACTCAAATGGTTATTGAATGTGGATGGAGATACGATCCTAAATATGACACATTTATGTTCTATCAATCCACTAAAGGCACATGGCGAAAAGAAGAATATAGAACTGAATACAAACATTTTGTACAAGACCTTTTTTTAAGAGAAAATATTCCTACTCCAGGAGGTTTTACTTCTCATCTACTATCTGACGTTGTTAACCTAACTCAAGCTTATATTACTCAGCCATATTGGAATGATGATCCTGACAAACTAGCATTTAAAAATGGTGTTCTTGAAATGAGTACAGGAGAATTTTTAGATCATGATAGAGAACATTATTTAACTTGGGGATTAGACTTTGATTATGATCCACAAGCTGACTCAGGACCAATAATTGATTGGCTAAAGAAAACTCAATATGGAGATATTGAAAGAGTTCAAGTCCTTAGAGCATGGTTAAAAGCTTGTTTAGTAGGAAAAGGTCATGAATTACAAAGATTTTTAGAAGTTATCGGACCTGGGGGAAGAGGTAAATCAACTTTTGCAAACTTATGTTGTGCCTTAGTTGGTAATGGAAACTATGCTTCTACAACACTCAACCAATTAGAACAAAGTCGTTTTGAAATAGCTTCTATTAAGGGCAAAAGACTTACATTAATAAATGATTCTGAAAGATATGGTGGGTCTGCTCAAATATTTAAGGCTCTTACTGGTGGAGATAATTTAAGATTTGAGGAAAAAAATAAAAATGTTGGAGAACCTTTCGTATATACAGGGATGGTTATGGTTTGTGCTAATGAACCTATTCAAACAACTGACAACACATCAGGATTAACTAGAAGAAGATTAACTGTTGAATTTAATAGACCATTATGGGATAAAAATTCTCAAGCAGTTGAGATGATAAAGCTTGAAAACGGAGAAATAAACGGCTTATGGAAGAGTTATTTGCCAGGATTAGTTAATTGGGTTTTAGGTATGGATAGTAAAGATATGCGTGAATATTTATTAGATACTTATGAAAAAGTTCATCACTTAAAAGGAGTAAGAAATAGCATTTTACTTACAAGTAATAATTTAGTTGAATGGTTACAATCTGAAGTTGTTTATGATGAAAATGCAGTAGCTGCTGTTGGTAAAAAAATACCTGCTGCTAAAGAATCCAAAGAACGATATTGTAATTCAAACTTTCATTTATATGCTAGTTACTGTTCCTATTGTGAAGATACTGGATCAAAACCTGTAGGACAAAAAAGATTTATATCTCTTTTACTAGATTGCTGTAAAAATCAACTTGGATTAAAAGAAATTAGAAACTTTAGTAAAAAAGGTAGACCTTTTATTAAAGGATTAGTAATTCGAAACTCTGACGAAAAATATAAAAATTCACAAACTATACTTCCTGAAAAGCAATCTGCGTAAGAGTTATTAGTAAAATTAATTATATTGATAATTAAATATTAAGTAATGTAAACTTGTGTTACAAAATGTAACAAGTGTAAAATATAAAGAAGTTATAAAATCCTAATGACAACTACAACAACAGAATCAGGTGGTAGACAAAACATGTTTCCAACTGAAACTCGTCCATATATTGACGAAACAATATCCTATGAAGGCTATCCAATAGAGGCTGAAAAGGCTAATGGACGTTGGGCAATGCTCGGTTTCATAGCTTTATTAGGTGCTTATACAACAACTGGTCAGATTATTCCTGGCATTTTTTAAATTACCCCCTTTATTATCATGACTCCTGAAGCAGAAAGATTTAACGGCTGGGCAGCAATGCTTGGATTCGTAGCAGCAGTTGGTGCATATGTAACAACTGGTCAAATCATTCCCGGAATTTTCTAATGAAAGAAAAAAAATTAGAACAGCAAAAAGTTATTGCAGAGACTCTTAATGGAAGACTTGCAATGCTTGGGCTGATTGCAGCTGCAACATCTGATTTACTCACAGGACATATGTTCTTCGGCATTTTTTAATGCACGAGTTATCACAACTAAACGAAATATCAC